TCTTCCCTCCGGACCGCAAGGCGCGGGACAGCGATAACGTGCGCAAGTCCCTCGCCGATGCGCTGACCCTGGCCGGGCTATGGGTCGATGATTCGAACAAGGTAATCAGGCGCGAGGTCTTCGAATGGGGGCCGGTGGTCAAGGGCGGCAAGGTCGAGATCCGCATCCTTGCCTGGAGTGATGAGAAAATCGCATAATGGTGGCGTTATAGGACCAGCATATGAAATTCGAGGACATATCCCAGGAGCCACGAGAACGGCCGCTGACGCCACGGCAGCAGATGTTCGTGGCCTACTACCTGACGAGCAGAAACGCGACGCAGGCGGCGATTCAGGCCGGTTACAGCGCGAAGATGGCGGGGAAGATCGGATCCCAGTTGCTAGGAAAAAGTGGAATCAAGGCTGCGATCAATGCTGCGACGATCGAGCGCGTCGATCGGCTGAAGTGGGACGCTGACCGCACGCTGCTCGAGATTACGCGCATGGCGAACGTCGACCCAAAGGTCTACGAGAGCGTGACCTGCCCGGCTGACATCGCCAATCTGCCCGAGGATGCCAGGCGCGCGATCGTCGGCTGGGGCTGGGATCGAAATGGGAACTTCGTGCTGAAGTTCGCGAAGGAGCGGTCGCTCGAGATGCTGGGCCGACACCTCAAGCTGTTTACCGACGTGGTCGAGATCAAGGACGAGTCCGGGCTCGCTGCCCGGATGGACAAGGCGCGAAAGCGCGTGAAGGGCGAAAAGACGGAATGACCGACCCGCGCCGTGAGCTCGAGGACCGGCTGATCGAGGACGTTGCCGGGTTCACGCATGATCCGTTGGGATTCGTGCTCTACGCCTTCGACTGGGGCGAGGGCGAGCTCGCCGAGTTCGACGGGCCCGACGTGTGGCAGCGTGACACGCTGACGATCATCGGCGAGAAGCTGCGGGCCGGCGAGATCGACGTGCAGGAGGCGATCCAAATCGCGGTTGCCTCCGGCCACGGGATCGGCAAGTCCGCGCTCGTGTCGTGGATCATCCTCTGGGCGATCTCGACCTTCGAGGACACGAAGGGAGTCGTCACGGCCAACACGGAAAACCAGCTCAAGACCAAGACATGGGCCGAGCTCGCAAAATGGTATCGGCTCTGCATAACCCGCGACTGGTTCGAGTTCACTGCGACGGCGATCTTCTCCAAGGATCCGGATCACGAGAAGACCTGGCGCATTGACATGGTGCCGTGGTCGGAGCGCAACACCGAGGCCTTTGCCGGGCTGCACAACAAGGGCAAGCGCATCCTCCTCGTGTTCGACGAGGCCTCTGCGATTCCCGACCTGATATGGGAAGTGTCCGAGGGTGCGCTGACCGACGAGGGAACGGAGATCATCTGGTGTGCGTTCGGCAACCCGACGAAGAACACCGGGCGGTTCCGCGATTGCTTCCGGCGCTTCCGTCATCGCTGGCATACTCGCCAGATCGACAGCCGGACGGTCAAGATGACCAACAAGGCGCAATTGCAGAAGTGGGTCGACGATTACGGCGAGGACAGCGATTTCGTGCGTGTGCGCGTGCGCGGGGTCTTCCCCGAGACCGCGGCCAATGCCCTGCTCGGCCCGGAGGATTACGAGCGGGCGACCAAGCGCTACTACAAGCCGCAGGACTACCAGCACGCGGCGAAGATCCTAGGCGTCGACGTCGCGCGGCAGGGAACGGACCGGACCGTCATCTTTCCGCGGCAGGGCCTCGTCGCGTTCAAGCCCAAGGTGTTGCGAATTCCCGACACGATGCAGGTCGCGACGATCGTCGCCAGGGCCGCCGACACATGGGGCGCCGATGCGATCTTCGTCGACGGCACGGGCGGCTATGGCTCGGGCGTGATCGATCGCCTGCGCGAGCTTGGCTATGTCGTCCACGAGGTACAGTTCGCGGGCAGATCTACCGACCCGCGCTACTTCAACAAGCGATCGGAGATGGCGTTTGATCTCGCCAACTGGATCAAGAACCAGGGCGGGGCATTGCCGGATATCCCGGATCTCGAGGTCGAGCTATGCGCGCTGACCTACCGGTTCCAGGGCGACAAGTTCCGGCTGTCCGAGAAGGAGGAGATCCGCGAGGAGATCGGCGAGTCGCCCGACCTGGCCGACGCGCTGGCCTTGACCTTCGCCTGGCCGGTGGCGCCGCGCACGATCGAGGACCGAGTATTCGCCGAGATCGGCGCGATGCCAGAGCGGTCGACGATGACCTACGAATACGACCCGCACGGCCGGGCCGGCGCAGGATCTGGCATCAAGGTCGAATACAACCCTTACGATTGAAAGAAGTGATGGTATTATCTGATCCGATTGGCAAAAACTCATCGAAAGGACTGTCCCGATGACCTACAACCGCGCGCTCAACGTTGCCTGTCTCGGCTGGGCGCTGGCGCTGATTGCCGTCACGCTGAACGTGCTCTCCTGGGCCGTGACCTATGAAGGCATTGCCAAGGCGCCGGTCATCGCCGGGATCGCATTTGGGATCCTGACTCTCGCCGCGTCGTATTTTGGAGACAGCTACGCCTCGACCGTGCAGGGGATAGACCCCGAGCGGGAGGGCCGCATCTACCGCGAACACATGGGCCGCGCCCGGCTTCTGCAAATGGCCTCGATCGGCTTCTGCGTTCTCTCCTACCTGTGCTGGCTCGCCGGCCTCGAATTCTGAGGGTTCATCATGTGCATGTCCACGCCTACCCCGCCGCCGCCTCCGGCCCCGATCCCTCCTCCTCCGGCTCCGACCGAGAACGTGACCGAGGTCACGGCCGCGCGCGAGCGTGAGCGTCGACGCGTCTACGCCGCCGAGGGACGGCGATCGACCATGCTGACCGGCGCGCTGGGCGACACGTCGCAGGCGCCGACGGCGAGCAAAACCTTGCTGGGTGCCTGATATGGCGTTCACCCGTCGGGAACGTCTGGAACAGCGCAGGGCGCAGCTCGACGTCGAGCGCTCGTCGTTCATCTCGCATTGGCGGGATCTGAACGAGTACATCGAGCCGCGCTCGGCACGCTTCCTCGTCTCCGACCGGAACAAGGGCGACAAGCGCAACCAGAAGATCATCAACAACACGGCGACTCTGGCGCTTCGGACGATGCGCTCGGGCATGATGGGCGGTATCACGTCTCCGGCCCGGCCGTGGTTCGTCATCGAGACCCCGGATCCGGATCTGAACAAGTGGGCGCCGGTCAAGGCCTGGCTCTACGACGTGACGCTGCGGCTCCGGGCAATCCTCTCGAAGTCGAATTTCTACAACGTCATGCCGACGCTGTACCGGGACATCGGGCTCTACGGCACGCACGCGATGGCGATCCTCGATGACGAGGACGACATCATCCGCTGCTACCCGTTCCCGATCGGCTCGTACATGCTGGCGAACTCCGACCGGTTGCAGGTCGATACCTGCTATCGCGAGTTCTCGATGACCACCCGCCAGATGGCGCAGCGCTTCGGCAAGTCCAGGTGCTCGCTGGCCGTGCAGAACCTCCTCGACCGCGGCGACTACAACGCCTGGGTCGACATCGTTCATTGCGTCGAGCCGAACGAGCAGTATGACGGCAGCAGGTTCGAGGCGCGGTTCAAGCGCTACGCCTCGGTCTACTACGAGAAGTCCGAGAACCGTGACGCGCTCCTGCGCGAATCCGGGTTTGACTCTTTCCCGATCATCGCGCCGCGCTGGGATCTGACCGGCGAGGACGTCTACGGATCGTCGCCTGGCATGGAGACGCTGGGGGACGTCAAGCAGTTGCAGCTCATGGAAAAGCGCAAGGCCGAGGCGATTGACAAGCTCGTGCGCCCGCCGATGAACGCACCCTCGTCGATGCGCAACCGACGGGCCTCGATCCTGCCCGGCGACATCAACTACATCGACGTCAACCAGGGCCAGCAAGGGTTTACTCCGGCCTACCAGATCGACCCGCGGATCGCCGAGATCTCGCAGGAGATCGAAAAGATCGAGAGCCGGATCAGCCGGGCATTCTTCGAAGACCTGTTCCTCATGGTGTCGACCATGCCGGGCGTGCAGCCGCGCACGGCCGAGGAGATCGCCGAGCGGCACGAGGAAAAGCTGCTCATGCTCGGCCCGGTGCTCGAGCGCCTGAACGATGAGGCGCTTGGCCCGGTGATCGATCGCGTCTTCGATGCGGCGCTCTCGCGCGGGCTATTGCCGGAGCCTCCCGAGGAACTGCAA